CCCTTTCAGGGCGATCTAATTTAGTACGCTACTGGGTATACGTAGGAATTCCAAAAAAGATCGCCACAAAGTGGCGATCTTAAATTTGGAAACCTACGGTATAGTAAATTTGCCATGCTTTATGTTAACGACGATGCAACCGGCGAAAAACAAATTATTGAATTGCTACCCGAAATATTGGAAGCAGGTATAATCACCAAGGTTGCTACTGGCGGAAAACGAAAATCGCGCAAGTCCCGAAAATCACAACGGAAAAATAGACGCACGTTGCGTAATTAAAAAACTGAAGACCTTAAAAAAAGGAAAATCAGGCATTAATTACAATGGAAAATTACGAAGCAATCAAAGAATCAATAAACGATCTTAGTAAATCGTTTAATGAAATTCCGTGGGGTACTCATTGGAAAAGCGAATTGACCGCATATGCTGTAAGCCAATTAGAAAAATTGGATTACAGAAGTATTATTGAAAATATTATGACGCTACCTTCATTATCAGAACGAATGAATGTAGCATTACTCTTTACTGATCATCTTGCGGAGATCATACGCACTGCGGATGAACTTGGTGGAAAATTAGTCAACGGAAGTTTGGGTGAATGGTGTGTATTTGCTGCGCAAGATATTTGTAAAATGTGGGATCATATTGCGAAAGATGAAACTATGACACAAACAGAATGTGATGAAATTAGTGCGCGTGTTATAGGTCTTTTGGAGCATTATGCGTATTGTGGAAATGGAAAATGGAAAATGAAAGCAGCCTGTTAAAATACTTTGAGAATCCTGCGTCGCGTTATTTTTCTTCCTTTTCGGATTGAATGTTTGCCAAACTTCTTATTTCTGGTATTTAGTTTTCTGCTGCGTTTACGTCTACCTCCAGTAGGAAGTGTGTGAAAAACAAACTTATGATCTTTTGGATCGACACCTTGACCAATTAAATAAGCATCTTCGGCTGCATCAAAAACATAAGTACGACTTTGAGATATATAATTATCCTCCGCATCAAGCACATCGACAGATGGATCATCGATTTTATCTTCTTGATACCAATTTGTGAAAGTACCATCATTTACGAATAAATTAAACTTATCTCCATTTGTGGGAAATAGTAAAAAAAATTCATATGAAGTCATGTACTCTCCAGCCCTTAGTACTGCTGCTGGAGGAACCTGGACTCCAGCATTTTGCAGAATATCAATATCAAGTGCTTTTTTTAATGAGCGTTTATAAAAAACAGTTGGACGATAATAAGTTCTACCATTCAAGATTGGATCCCATACAGTATTGCCGTCAAAATATAAAATATAATTATCCTCAATTGGATAAACAAATGTTGAGTTTTTATACTCTACATAATAATAGACATCCGGTTCAAAGTGTTCATAATCAACAATCGGGTAATCGGCAATAGGACCGTCGTGTAGAGCTACATCCGTATTCATTTTATAATTACCGTAGGTTTTTTTTTGCGGGACACGGTGTTTCGTCCGCCCTACTAGTCGGAACTCGCATCCGCCGCGGCTTGATTCGCCGGTGGCGCACGTCGCCAAGAGTCCAACAACGCAGTATTTAGCGCCGCGCCGCGCGCATGTTGCGTCGCTGCGTATTTCATCATACGATAAATATTCCACATATCGTATACACCCGCAAAATGGATCAAGAAATCGCCAGGTTTGTAAAGCCGCGTGCTGGAATCGTCGGCGCTATCGCGCGATCCAAAAACGTATGAATTAAATAACCAATGCGAACGGCAGGTTTCTATTTTTGCGTTATCGGCAGGCTGTGTTTCAAACAGTCGTATCATTGCCGCATTATCCCACCAAATGTGATACATCAGATCCGTCTGCGCATATGCGCGCTCTAAAAAGTCTCGCATCCACTTACTGCGTCCGCGGATTAGTAGATGCCCGTTATTATAATGATTACATGCGTCATATGTCCAGAGCATATCTTTATTTGCCGGCAGCAGCGGAAGTACCTGTGTTTCCAACAATTTATCCTGATCTAGTATGATCGCGTCGGCATCGCTCCAAAAAAGATAATCATAGTCGTCCAAGTATTTTTCAATAAACTTGAACTTTGACCACGGAATGGGGCGCGTGCGATCCCAAACGTCGGCGCCGCCGTAGTGAAACGCGTAGCCGTGCCGAGCCGCGTAGGCGCGCTTGGACGCCAGCCCAGGTTCCATGGCGCGCGTATAGTCCGCGCCGACGCAAAAGGTCAGAATTGCGATTTTCGGGCGCGACGTGCCGGCGGAATTCATACTACTATTGTTGGAAGTGAAGGATGCTCTTAGGCGCGCACGCGAAAAAATTGAGAGTTTTTCGCAACGATCGTATTATATGTAGGAGTAATGGCTACGTGCGGCGCAGGCGCAAGCAAGTACATCAAAAACGCAGACGGTCACTATGTATGCCCGCATTGCGACAAAGTGACGGAAAAGCAAAATACGATGTACTATCATATTAAAAAATCGCATCTTGACGACCTGCCGTTTGAATGTAAGAAGTGTGAAGATCATCCCCGTTTCTTACAGAAATCGTTGTATTTGAAACATCTTGCCGCCGTTCACCCCACGGACGCAGTTCCTGAGGGTATGGAAGCAAATCCGTATGTAGGAGTCGCGTATGCGTGTCCTGGATGTACACACAGCGCGTCTACGAAAGCTAATCTACTGATCCACTACGCCCGCGCTCATTGCGCGGCGTGGATTCCATCGTGGAGTCGCACCACGGCATGCGTAGGATGCGCCAAAATATTCAACTCCTCCTCTGCGTATTTGTATCACTGCGCAACTTGTGCCGCCTGTACCGCTCACGCGTCGCCGGATCAAGCCAGCACGCTGTCGCGGATCAAGTAGTAACCGTGGTAGCCGAATGCAGCGAATCCTAGCAGCAATATCATCTCAAAATAACGACGCGCCGCGTCATTTTTGTAGTATCCCACAAGGATGAGTAGCGGGGCTACTAAAAATAAGTGAATCCAATTCACCCAGGCGCTCTGGTTATTTTTCAGTTTCAGCCAGGCTTTGTACGCATGATAAAACAGAATGAAAACGCCGGTTACAAGCAACCCGGTAAATGCGCCATCGGGCAGACTATCGTGATACGCTCCTACGTAAATAAGCGCGGGACCGATTGCGGCAACGTGGGCTGCGTGAAGAGCGGTGTGGGACATTTTAAAATGTGGTAATATTTTCAATACCGCAGGTTTACGAATTTAAGCAACCGCTTTAAAGGGATGGGCATTTCTTATGAAAAAATAGTAGATTGAAAATTTTGCGTAGCAGGATTTTTTCATGTTCCTATATCAATTTAATAGTTTACCGGTTTTTAGCCATTCAAGTCCCTTAGGGTGGGGTTTTAGGGATGGGCGAATGCCCACCCCTAATAACAACTTAATAGTTTACCGGTTTTTAGCCATTCAAGTCCCCTAAGGTGGGGTTTTAGGGGTGGGCGAATACCCACCCCCTACTAAAAATTGAATATTTGCACATGTAATAATATTATAACATAAAATGGATCGCACGACCGCCCTTGAAATCCTTGCGCGCCACGCGGATGCTACGCACGGCGACGAATCGCTAATCGCGACGCTGGCGCATAAATGGCTACAAGCCTCGCCATCCGCACTGGACGATATGCTGTTTGCCAACGTGCTTGCGCGTGCGAGACTTTCTACGGATTGCGGTTGGCGCCCTACGGAATGTAATGCGTTGCCGACGCGCGCATTGGTTGTACCTGAAATTCAAACAGATTCGCAAGTCATCTTTTGCGACGGTTCGTGTATCAATAACGGGCGCGAAAATGCGAGATCCGCGTACGGTGTAGTTGTACGCCGTAATGGCGTGACGATTCATAACTACAGTGCACCCGTGCCACGCGAAGAGCCGCAGACGAACCAGCGTGCCGAACTACGCGGACTACTTTATGCCGTGGATTATGCCGTTTCATCAGGATTGCCGTCACTTATTTATACGGATAGTCGCTACGCGATTGATTGTGTGACGCGCTGGGCGATTGGGTGGGCGGGCTCCGAATGGCGAAAATCTGACGGAAAACCTGTTCTACATACAGATTTGATCAAGCCACTGTTTGAAATGTTGGGTACCGCAGGGACAGCTGTGCGGCTACACCACGTTACCGCGCATACGCGGGCGCATGATGAAATCAGTCTGGGTAATGCGGCAGCCGATGCGTTGGCATCGCAGGCGGCACGTGCGCACGTTTCATAGAATCTCTATAGTACTCTACTGGGTATACCGTAGGTTTCCGAATTTAAGTAACTGCATTTCGGTTGCCAAAGGCAGACCGATAGGTTTCCAAAAATTGCAACGTCGAAAGGCGTTGCTTAATTTTGGAAACCTACGGTACGTATGAATTCCAAAAAAGATCACCACAAAGTGGCGATCTTAAATTTGTAAACCTACGGTACTGTGTAAACTGTCCAATCACTCCACGCCGCTCGGCACATAACGCACGCCCTTGCCGCACCCGCTCGCCCGCTGAACCACTCTTCCAGCGCCATCTGCCGAAAGCAGTACCGACAACCGGCGCAGCGCACATACAAATCTCCTACATCCAACTCGTCGTGTGTAATCGCACAAAATGAGCGACCTTCTTCCAGAGGACGCGGTACTGGATCCGATGTGTTGAATGGCACGGATAGTGGCACAGGTACAGGCACTTCCCACCGCCGCAACATAATATTAGTAGTAGGCTCAAATCGCAGTCCTGCCATTCCACTCATAGTTCTAAATTGATTATACACGAATCCGCTTACTCTGATATGGGCTTGTGGATTGGCAAACCGAAGTTGAAGACGCGACACATCAATACGCGAAAAATTAATCGCACCGGCAAATGAAGCCGGTTCGCGCGACAGCATGGGCGCCCGCAAATTAAAATGAATATATACACATTTTGGCGAAATACGGCGCATAGCAAAGGCAATTGTTATCTCATTTAGATCTATCGCTATTTGACCATTTAGACACAGCGTAAACTCGGTTAAATCACACGTGTCGCTTGTTTCAATCAACAATCCTTTCATTGGTGAGTGCGAATCAAACCGAAAATCAAACATACTTGTAGGCAATTCAGGGCGATATAATTCAGAACATGCTATTCCCTGAGTATGGTCATTTGTTTCATGTAAACGTGCTAACGCGCGACGCGGTTCGGTGTCCATAAAAATTCGATGAGTGATGAGTGAAAACTCCCTTCTAGAACGTAGTTTGAATCTAACTTCGTGATAAGGTAAACGTATACAAGGAATATCTGGAAAAAAGGCATTCCAATCCAATCCTAATATGTGCGTATCCCTTACACGCCGATAATCTGTAGAAATAGCCCGTAGCACCGAAAGCGGCAATCGTAGCATCAGTTTTCCGCCAATTTCCATTTCAAAAAAATCGGCATAATTATCCAAAAACGGGTCTTCTTCTGATTCAATTGTGAGTGCCACAGGCTGTATAGTGTCGCCTACACGTTCTAAAGCAATACTTCCGCCCAATGAATTTTCTTCATATACACAAGTACCTATTTTTGGCACTCCTAATGCGTCATCGTGCGCGCCCCGAGCCACTAATATCATTAATGCGCCACCAGCCATTCAACTATTTTTTTAACATTTATCAGCTTTATGTCGCTACCGTAGGTTTCCAAAATTAAGCAACGCCTTTCGGCGTTGCAATTTTTGGAA